TTCTTTGCCCAGTACCTAACTATCCTCCAGTATTTGAGTTGATTGTGATCAGGCACTTTGTCCCACTTGGTGATAGTGGTGTTGTTTGCGTCACTCTTGGGTCTCTTGTAGACTGTGATTTCTGGCATTTAAATTTTATTCGTATATTTGCAACCAAAGATACTAATTTTTAGCCAATACTCCTATGATAGTAATAACAGATAGCATTAGCGATCCAAGTGGGTCATTTACATTAAACGGATTAGACTACCCCAAGGGGGTTTATTATGTCATAGAAGAATTTCAAGAAGACACCTCTGGGGGTTCAAACAGACAAACTGTTTTTTACGGTATTAAGAAACTCGGTACAGGCAGTGAGGGTGAAACTTTGGTTTGGCCTACTTTAGAATCCAACTTTACTGTAAATGGAGTTACTGGAGTTACTGGTTTGGTTGACTTATTGGATGAGGTAGTAGGAGGGTCAGCAGGTACGGGACCTTCTTATGTAAGTACTGTTGCTGGTCTATCAGGAATATCTTCTCCAACGAATGGACTTAGGGCAGTGGTTGATGGTGGAGTGGATGATGAAGTTTTTATCTATGATTCAGCTCAGAGTGCTGTTAATAACGGCATCACCATCTTTGACGGGTGGGTTAGGAGATTCGACGGTAAGTATTTAAAACCTCAGTGGTTTGGTGCTGCAATGGATGGTACAACTGATGACAGAGCCGCTTTTGTTACTACCATAGCTCACGCTGAAACATTAGGATTGGATGTTTGTATTGATAGGGATATGTACCTAGATGTTTTGGAGGAGGCTACCAAGTCTATATTTCTTCCTGATAATATAAATATAATTGGTGTAAATAACCCTAAAGTAACGGTCCTTAATAATTACTCACCATTCTTTCACTTAGCATTGGCTGATAATATCAAGATAGCAGGTTTTACTATTGAATGGGTTGGTACTTATGATGTATTAAACTATCAAAACCCTAGCTCTACAGCTAACCAAGACAGATTGAAAGATTACATGGTTGCTAACAAAGGAGTGACCTTTACGGCTGGAAACCCTTTATTTAGCGGAGGTAGTGCTTTTAGGGCTTTGTTTTTAATTGACGGAAGCACCAATATCACCATCAAAGATATGAAGATAAAAGCGGTTGATAATGCTGGAGCGCATCAATTTATACCGTGGGTTGCAAAGGTTAAGTCTCAATTTTCTAAAAACACAACTGTTACTGACGAAAATACCGCAGTAAGAACGTCCGCATCCAATATACTATTTGAAAACGTAGAGATCGACGGAGCCTTAATGGGTATACAAGGTGACGCACAGGGTATAACAATCAGAAATATTACAGGGGGCAGGTACACAGACGCACAAGATGCTTCTGGTAACTACGTAGGCGGAAATTCTGGAGATAACACATACTCAGTGGCTCCGCCTCACTTAATTTATCTTATACCAAATCACCTTGATGATCCAGTTACAGGAGTAAGAATCTATAATGTAATTGATAAAGGTGAGTATGTAGGAACTCCTAACGTAAGAGCTACAAGTTCAGGATTTTGTACTTCATTAGTTTTAAACGCTGATGTTTCTGACGTTGTTGTCGATGGTTACAGGTCGTTCAGAAGAGACGGTTTAGCTGGTATCGTTAATATTACCGATGCTGTATTTAAGAACATGTATTCAGAAAGCTACAACTCAGAGCTTTTCGGAGCCATTAACGATGATTTCTCAGCGTTTCGTCAAAACGGGACCCTAACTAATGTTGTCTTTGAAAACATTATTGTAAAAGACCTGAGTGCTTCTGGGGTAATACCTCCTGTCACCACACAGTTTGGTGATAATGTAACAGTTAATAACGTTCATCTGTTCAGTAAGGATTTAACAAACTTGACAAGAAACTGTTTGAGTTATTTCGGGTCAAATAATAGGATCACTAACTCAGGGCTTACAATGGAAGATTTCGATACGACTTCAACCTTCAAGTCTGTAATAAACAATAATTCAGATACCAGAGATAATGGAGCGAATAACTACATTGATATCTATGTAAAAGGTTGGAGAGATTTAACATCAGATGAAAGAGGAACAATGATAAGGGTTGACTTACTTGTATCTTCATCTAACACCAATCCAAATTATTATAAAATATCAGATGTTGATAATAACTACTTTATAGAAAATACAAATGGAGTACCTAGAGTAGTTTGGACTGTTTCTGAGGTAATAACTGTTGGGACAGGATTCAATTCTATCTTTTCTATTCAGAGTTATGATGATTGGAATGTAAACACTATTACAGCTCAGGTTATTAGTGACTTAGGGTCAGGGTCTTTTAGTTTAGGTACAGGAGGTTCTGCTCAGGATTTTTGGATACCATCTTTAGATGGAACAGCGGGGGAAATTGTAGTACAAGAAATCAATCAAGTTGTTCCAGAGGATTCCAACAGGTCTATATTTGTATTTAGCGATGCTGCCATGAATGGTACTGGTCAAATAAAAGTTACTTTGGAGTTAGAGAGATCAATGAATGAATCTACTAATATAGCAGAAGTAGGTAAAAACCAAATCTTATCTAAGTTACAAGTAATTGATAATGGGATTGAGCAAGTTAATTCAGCAGGTAGTGTTGGTTCCAGAGATAGTTACGGAGGGGGTATAGATAGAAATTTCATGGGAGCTAATATTAATTTCCGACACTGGTCAGGGCCAGATTTCTCAGGTGCTTCTCAAAATGTATTAAGGTTATCAAATACTCAAAACTTTTCATACACTCCTTTTGTTTTTCAACCTTATAATAACAGTCAAAGGGATGCCTTAACAGGTCTTTCTGACGGAGCTACTATATACAACAGTCAGATAAATGAGATAAATTATCTAGATGGTAGTACTTGGTTTAAAGTAAAAAGAGTAGGGGAGGTTATTGCTTTTAATGCTTCTAGGAATATAACAGAAACGGATATTCAAAATTCTTTATACTCCACTACTTCTGCAACCCTAACTATAACCACCTCTTTCAATAATATGGAAAACGGACATGAGGTTGAATTAATTGCTAATGGAACTACTATAACAATAACAGGTGCCTCTGGTGTAACAGTTAATGGAGTAAGTGCTGGCAGTGTTACGGTAGGTAATGATTCAGCAACAGTAGGGGGTACATTGAAAAAAGTAGGAACTAACGAATACGTAGTACTATAAGTGGGAATAGGATTCAAAAATAGAAAATATGAAATAGATGAGAGTGAATATTTTAGCGCATTTGTGGTTAGTCCTGCAAATGCGTCTAATCTTCAAACCCTTATCGATACTCATGGGTCTGTGAGGCTAGAGTCTGGCGACTATTCCGCTAGTGGGAACATCACCTTATCTTCTGGTCAAAGCCTTTATGGTTATATATTACCTAGTATTCTAGGAGGTTCTATTACTATAGAGGCAGGTTCTACTAACGTATTGATAAAAAGTATAGACGCAACTGATATAATATTTGAGGCAGGTTCTGAGATAAGTTATTGTTATTTAGCCAATATTAAGTTTACTGCAATAAAGACGTTAAGCGGTAGAATTAACAATTGCACTCTGTTCAATTTTGATAGATGCACCTTAGAGTTCGACTGTGGTGCTTCTGGTTATGTAAGAAACACCCCAATGATTAGAATAACCTCCCAAAGTAGTTCTAATCAAACTGTCTTTTACGGAAACGACACGGAGCCAAGCTACGGTAATTCTGAAATAATGAGGGTTTTCTTAACCTCTGGGGGCGATACGGCAAAATATGACAATCTCCAAGACCATAGAATTGTTTCTAGTGATTGTGAAAGCTGGAATTTCAACAATACTGGTACAGACGGTGCCATATATGCTAGAAACATTGGGGATTTTATAATGTCAAACATACATGGGGGTAACAATACTTCTTATGATACTTTACCTTTCTTGGATATAGAAGCAGATAATTTAGTACTGTATAATAGTATTATAGAAGATAATGTTTCCAACCCTTCTTATGTAAGAGCAGATACAAACTTTATACATTTATACTCTAGAGATCATCTGCCCACAATAGACACTCCTACAACAGGACAGCATCTGCAAGGAATGCATGAAATTGAGAACGAATTATTATTGGATAACACGGATAGGGCTTCGGCTCTTTCAGGAGCAGATGAAACATTTGTAAACACTATTCTAGACATTGAGCCTTATAAAGAGGTAGGTTTTGATAATTTGACCTACATTAAGTCACCTACAGGGATAGATTGGAAAGATTATAGAACAGGACAAACAGATGAAAGAGCTGCGATACAGACATTAATAGACAACGATGACATAGCTGAGCTTGAAGGTAGAGTTTATTATATAGGGGGTACTCTAAACATATCGGACGGACAAGGCATTATAGGACAAGGTATTAGTAAAACTGTGATAGTGGGAATAACCGACGATTTCCCTTTGATTGAGGAAATTAAGGATATGTCTGTTAGCGGAGGAACATCTAGTTATTATTTCTCTAACTTAACATTACAAGGGGGGAATGCAGGAATGCATTTTGCACACACAGGAACTAATAACTTTCAAATAAATTATTCAACATTTGAAAACATTTCCTTTAGAGATCAAAACTATGGAATTCATCTAGACCAGTTCTATGGATTCGATAACGTATCTTTTAATAACGTTAACTTCTTTAACTGTACTATAGGGTTTTACCAGCAACCTGATTATACGCCAGCAGCAGGAGAGACAGATTACATCATGTATGTAGATAAGGTACTATTTAATGAATGCCTTTTTCAAGACTGTGACACAGGGGTGTCTATGTTGGCAAACAGAGCCAATAATTTAAATACATGGATTAATTGCACATTCCACAAGAATGTAATAAGTTTGGATTTAAATGCCAATAACCACTCTTCTTTTGTATCTTGTCAGTTTTCAAATACAACAGGTGGTTATGTTATAGATGGTAGGAACAATAACATGGTATCTTTTTATGGTTGTAATTTCACAGGAAATTCAACAGACACTACTTTTAATATCAAGAAAGTTTACTTGGAGGATTGCACATCTTCTGACACCTTTGATTTGTTGGAGGTGGATAATTCGTCAGATGAACAACAGGTTCTTATAAGCAACTCTATTTTATCTAATTCTCTTGGTGATGTCAATGATGGGTTGGTAATAAACTCAACAACAGGTGTTGCAAGCAACACAACTATAATCACTAGTCAAATAACAAAGATTAGTAATCTTCCTTAAGATATAAATATATCTACTTTTTCTTTCGACCTCCTTCTCCTTTTCTACCTCTGTTGGTTTTAGTTTTAACAAACCTACCTACTGCATGATCATAATCAAGACCTACAGTACTCTTTCCAGAAGCCTTTCTTTTTCTAACAGCTCTGTTCGACTCCACCCTCTTTTTCACCTGTTCGGGTCTCTTGTTCAGTTTAGTGTCGTACTTTTTCTTTTTCTCGCGAGCTTCTTTGTTCTCCCTATAGTATTTTGTAGATTTGCTTGAGGCCATTTTCGGTGATTTATTTATTTGTATCTTTGCTTACAAATATACAATAAATTAAAATATCCCCATTAGATATATGAAACTAATACTAATACAAGGAGTAGATGTCGCAAAAGATTTAATAAACACAACAGACGCTACCATTATAGGGATTCTGTTAGCAGTTGTGGTAGTATTGCTCACAGCCATCTGGATACTCTGGAAAAAGATACAAAAAGACGAAGATTATATTCGAACTCAAGACAGAGCAAACTTAGAGATGCTTGCTGCAATGACAAAGAATGCAGAGCTTTTAGGGTTAGATATTAACCACATTAAAGATTATACTATCGATATGAAGCCTGAAATCAAAACCATTGCCGAAATAATCAAAACACGATTAAACAAACAGTAAATGTCATTTCTTTCAAAATTAAGAGCACAGACCCAACTCGCGCTAATGGGCAAAGGATCAAGCCCTGAGGTGGTTATTGTTCCTGAGATTCCCAAAAATTGGGACTTTTTTCTTGGGACCAAGGATAGATGGGTTGAGGTGAAGTTCCCAGTAGAAGAAAATAGCACCAATGCCTTGTACCTAGGTCAAAAAGGAAGTGTTTTCCGTCCTCATATCCATAAGTTTTCTGATGAATTAATGACTGTTATGAATCCAACAGGTCGTATAAAAATAATAACATCAGAGGAAGTTGTATATTTGACATATGGTCAATCTTATGTATTGCCTATGGGGGTGGCTCATGCTGTTATCTTTGAAGAAGAAACTAAAGTATTTATACACTGGCATCCTCATTTCCAAAAAGGATGGGATGCAGAGTTCACAGAAGAAGAAGGACCTCAAAAAAGTTACAAAGATGTTTTTGTGGATAGTCAATCATTTTCAAATAACTCATAATGTCTGTACTTAAGATTGTAAAAATAAGTGATAACAATAGTACGTTAGCACTAATAGACAACCTTGAATATATAAGGCAAAACTATGAATATTTTTATGGTTCATTTGAAGTAGATGCTAGTAACCAGCCAATAGTATCTTCTGTAAAAGTAGGCATTAGAAGTAAAACTGGAATTGAACATTTAGTAGAACCAAGATTCTACTGGGAATATACAGCGGATGGTACAACTCCCTATTCTGATTTAAATACTCTACTCTCCGATCTACAGGTTTTATTTACAAATTCATCTCAAGGTTCAATTTCCCAAACACAAGATAATTTTTCACTATTTACAGCAGGTTCTGAAATAGGTCAGATAGCTTATGCCAAAGAATCACAAGGCACTAGTTGGCTACCAGCAGGTCTAGGGGGTACTTATTATCCAGCAGGTTTTTACGTGTGGACAGGTAGTGAATGGACTAGTGACAGAAATAATATGGCATTGGCTCTTAGTAGAGTAACCAATAACTCTTTGGGTTGGATACAGGTAAAGGATTCTACCTATCCAGATATACTTTCTCCTTTGTTATTGGGTACTACAAGAACAGCCCTTCCTAATAATGCAGGAAGTTCAATCACTGTTGCTCAACCATCATTAAACCCTATTGTTTGGAATGGTACTACTGGTAAGTTCGAACCAGACAATGAAGGTGATTGTTACTCTATACTGATTCAGTTTTCAGCAAGTCCTTTGGTTAATATTGCAAACCTCCAATTGGATTTGGATATAGGAGGTGCCTTTGGTGTCATTTGGGATAAAGCAATAAGGTTAACAGAGGGAGCTGGGGTGGTATCAAGAATTTCCGAAACAATCACTCTTTATACTTTAGACACTTTTGTTGCAAACGGTGGGCAGTTTTTTTTAACCAGTGATGTAGCTGTCAATATATTTGATGTCAACATAGTAATCCAAAGAACTTTTAGAAATGCTTAGTATATACAAAAGCCCAGAGAGTAGAATTGTTTACTTATCAAATGGTAACTTTTCAAACTCAGAAGATTTTACTTATAATCGCAATGGTGATTTATTTACCATTAAAAGAACAAACGCTCCTTTTAACGAATGTGATGGATTGTTATATAGTGAATTCATAGGTAAGGACTCACAAGGTGCTGATATTACTTTTGCGTCTGCAGGTGACTTGGTTACTTACCTAGATGATATATTCACACAGCAATCAATAGAAGAAGGAACTCAAGGTCCCGAGGGACCTCAAGGCATTCAAGGAGAAGTGGGGCCTCAGGGTGCTACTGGTCCGCAGGGAATACAGGGTTTAACGGGCCCTGCAGGAGCAGATGGTCAAGACGGAGCGCAAGGTCCTCAGGGATTAACGGGCCCAGCAGGACCTGCTGGTTCGGACGGTGCTGATGGTCCCCAAGGGTTTCAGGGTATACAAGGTATTCAAGGAGATACGGGAGTACAAGGTCCCGAAGGCCCCCAAGGCCCTGCTGGTGCGGACGGTCAGGATGGGAGAAATGTAGAGTTTAGGATTAACGTATCAGTATTAGAGTTTAGATATGTTGGTGATCTTGTTTGGATTCCTTTAGGAGCAGTAGTGGGCTCAAATGGAGCCACTGGTCCCCAAGGCCCCCAAGGATTACAAGGTCCCGCAGGTAATGACGGTGCTCAGGGTATTCAAGGAATACAAGGACCTCAGGGTCCCGCAGGAAGCGGTTCGTCAGGAGATTATGCTTCGTTTTATCTTGGTGCCACAGGAGGACAAACAGGCTTAACTAACTCAGCAAGAACTCTTACAATTAACAATACTAGAGAAAACACCGATCCTTTGGTTTTTGTATTATTAGCTAATGAAGTTACTGTAAACAAGACTGGGAACTTTAAAATATCTTTTGATACTTACATTAACAACTCAAGTTGTTGGTTAGAAATAAATGGAGCAGAATTAGTAGGTAGTAGATTTGCTGTTTACCAAAGAGGTTATGACTCAGGAGGTTCTACAGTTTACAATGATATTATACCTTTGGTCTCAGGACAAACCATAAGGTTTAGAATCCAAAGAACCGATGGGGGCTCCGCAGCAGGTTACCAAGACGCTAACGGTACTCGTTTAACAATCGAAGAGAAATAATATTTTTCTATCTTTGTAGTCGGTCTAAACAAAAAAAAACAATGATAAAGAATGTTATACTCGACTTCGGACATGGTGGGATTGGTTCAGATGGGCAATATACCACGGCTCCAAACAAAATGTACAAGTTCCCTGATGGAACTGTCGCATATGAAGGTGTTATCAATAGACAAATCGGAGGACATGTCTATACCTGTTTACGTGGACATTCAGAACTGAATGTAGTTTGTACTGTTAAAGAAGACGATCCTCGCGATATAGCTTTGTCACACAGGGTTAGGGTCGCAAATCAATTCTTACCAAGTGAAACTATATTTGTTTCTATACACTGTAATGCATCTACTTCTCACAATGCTCATGGGTTCGAGTTATTCACAACCAAAGGTAAAACAAACAGCGATCTATTAGCAGAAGAGATTGCAGATGCTGTTGAGTCCACCTTGCAGAAATCAAACATAAGATTGAGATATGACCTATCAGACGGTGACAAGGACAAAGAAGCTGATTTCTATGTATTAAGAAAAACAAAATGCCCTGCTGTTTTGATAGAGTGTGGTTTTTTTGACAACAAGGTTGATTTTAATGTTTTAAGTGATCCTTTGTTTCAAGCAAATCTTGGATCATTTATATATACAGGTATATTAAATTACATAAGTAAATTCAAATGAAAAAGTGCTACCAGATAATTCGCAGCAAGGTCATTATATTTTTCGTATCTTTGTTGGGTAAAAAGAACAATTATTTATTAGATGTCAATGGTAAAATACTATTGGACACAAACTACAGGCTAATCAAGCCTTGATAAAAAACTAACAACAATGCCTAGATTTGATCAATACGTTTTTGATTCTTCACTAACAGGACTCGAAACATTCTTAATAAAAAATGATGATGGCAGCAATGCCAATATGACCTTAGGTCAAATATCAGGATTCGTAATTGCGAACATTGGAGACGTAGGTGATCAAACTGCAGCAGAAGTACCATATACTAATAATTTACAAGCAACTGTTGAAGGAGCTTTAGATAATTTATACACAAGTGCCGCGCTTAAGGCAGGAACAAATGTGTTTACAGGAGCTAACGTTTTTGATCAAGTAACAGCGTTTAGAAACAACATAGGGTTCACTAAGCAAAATTTAATAACTAGTACAAGCTCTTATGCTCAGATGTACCTTACTTCTTCTAATGTATGGAGGTTTGAGAAAACTCAAGGATCAACAGGAATATATGGAGGTTTAGATTTCACTAATTTAACCTCAAGTAATACTTTGGTTTTTAATGATAATGAGATTTTTTACAACGGTAATGATCTACTTGCTCCTGATATTAATATAACCCAGATTAACACCACAGGAACAGCAGACAACACTACTTATCTTAGAGGAGATGGTTCGTGGGTTACTCCTCCAGCAGGAGGTGGTTCTGGAGGGGATAACTGGGGTGATCCAGTAGACGCTGATATTGTACCAGATGGTGGTGGAACCAGAGATGTAGGTAGTAACAGTAATCCTTTTCAGATAGTTATATCAAATGGCTTCCGATCTTTAGGAGGAGGTATTGAATTTACACCACAAGCAGGTTCTTATGGAGGTGGTGTTGAGGGTTATCTGTACTCTAGTCTAGATAGACACCAATTAGAATATTACGATGGTACCGACTATAGAGCTCTTCTTATGGACAGTGATATTGTTGATGATGATCTATTTGCTTCTGCATCTCCCAATACTGTTGCTAGTACAGAAAGTATTAAGGCTTATGTTGACGCAAACGTATCAAGTGGGGTTGATCCTGTAAATCAAAGAAAAATTGACAACTCTAGAGAGCACTTAATCATAGCCACCACAGCAGATAGGTCTTTAGCCACCACAGACATAATTAGCGCGGTGGTTAACGAAGAAAACAAAAAACCAATAGTTAATATATCTGGAACAGACGATGCTCTTCTTACTATTCCTGAAAACTTAGGAGATGTGGGTCAATCCATTCTAATAGATAACGATGGCTCAGGTATTGTTGAAATAGTTGCAGCAGAAAATGTTACTCTTTTTGGAGAAACACTTACAAGTACAAGTGACGGGGCAAGAATGACAGGGTTCGGAAGATGTACTATAGTGCAAAAATCAGCAAACAACTGGAGAATTGATGGTACTTACGAGGCTTACAGTACAAACCCTGTGGTACTAGATTCATTAGTTGCTTACTTTGACTCAAACGCCTCTAACACAGATGGTGCTGCAGTAAGTAATGGTGATGAGGTAAGCACATGGGTGAATAGATATACAGGAGCAGGTACAGCAGGTGATGCAACAAGTGTTTCTGGAAACAGACCTCAGCTTAAGATATCTGGAGGCGATAGACTTATAGATTTTACAGCCGCGAATGTTGACTACTTGACTGTTGCAAAAGCGAATGTTGATTTCGTTGGTGGAACAGATGAGTTTACTATTATTATAGAAGTAGGAGATGAGGATATTGATACCAGTGTGTCCCAACACATGATGGCAATAGCAGGGTTCGCCCCAACAACTAACCACCAATATGCTATTTATGTAACAGGAGGTGGTCTTAGGTTTAATGTAGGTGGTGGAGATATTACATATACTATTGCTACTCTTACAGCAGGTTCTATAATTGAATTAGTAGTAAACACTAGTACTTTTGAAGGATATGTTAACGGAACTCAGGTGGGTACCACTACTGCAGTTGGTACTAACACATGGACATCCGACTTAAAAATATCTGGTAGAAATGACGGAACTAGCTTACCTCTTGATGTTTCATTAAGAACAGTACTTATATACAATGCAGAGCTTACTCCCGCAGAGAGATCAGAAATTAGAAATTTCATACCTTCAAATTAATTTAAATTAAATGATAGTACTAGATACTAAAAAGGCGTTTCCAGCAGCCTTTGGTTATGGTGAAAACATAACTGGAGGTAGGGGAGGTACTATAATAGAAGTAACAAACCTTAACGATTCTGGTACGGGGAGTCTCAGAGAGGCTTTATTGACCACAGGGGCAAGAATAATCCTTATAAGAGTTTCTGGTGTTATTAATCTATCATCTAATATTGAACTTACTGAGTCTCATAGTGATTTTACCCTTATAGGCTATACTGCTACAGGAGATGGTACTATTATTACAGGAGGTGCCTTTGGAGCAGCCAATGGCAACCGAGCAACTAATGTAATAATTAGAGGGGTTACTTGGAGACCAAACTCAGGCTCTGTTGGTAATGATGACACTTTTTCTTGGGTGGATTCAAACTCCCCTACAAGTGTTTACATAGCTAATTGCTCATTGGGGTATGGTTTTGATGAAATTATAACGATAAAGAGTGCGGATACTGCAACAAGAGTTACCGTTGCATATAACCTATTAGCAGAAGCCCACCAAGACCACAATAGAGGTTCTATAATGGGTAGTCAACCCTCCGACAGTCCTTATGCTGCAACAGGTAACTTCACGTTTGCACGAAATATGGGTTATAATATTGGAGCAAGATTCCCGCCCAATGCTGTAGGTACAGCAGGTATATTTGAAATGTACAATAACCTGATAGTTAATGCCAATGGTAGGATGACTCGATTTAATGGGGATATTCACATAGATTGGCATAGTAACTATGCAATAGAAGGTAATGCCACTAAAACCTCTGGTGGTGATGCTCCTGCCACTAATAAGTTTGGATGGCAGGATGATGGTCTTAGTGATAATGCTTTGATTTACACAGGAAACAGTATTATTGAAGGTTTTAACATTGATACAAGCTCCAACCAAAGAGACTTGTGGACATATTTTTATAATTCAGGCAGTGGTAGAAACAAAGGAGTACAGGTGGAAGATATTTTCTTTTCAAGCACTAGACTTGCCGATACCAACTACCCACCTAATGGATTATTAACAGCTCAGGAAACCAAAGACCATTTGTTAGGTTATGTAGGGGCGTGTCGAAAAACCGATGTAAATGGTGAGCCAGTAGAGGCTTTCATAGGTAAGGATTCTACCTATATTGACAAGTCTACAAACGGTACTACTGAATCATCATACAGAACACAATCGAATTTCGATATTCCTACTAGGTCTTCTTCTACTCAATATCCAGACAACACCGTACAGTATTTACCAGATGCGTGGGTTGCTAAACATTCAATAAGCTCTGTGGATCAGGTTAAAGCCATCTACACCTTTGATAGTTACACAGTAGCTAACAACGCAGGTTATACTGCATTGGAAATATGGCTTGCTTATGTTGCAGGTGATTTTGATTTATTGAATACATCAGTTTCTCCCATTACCGCATTATCGGGAGTTAAAGCAAGTCTATCGTTTTTTATACATAGTTAATATTCCGTTTTGGAATGCTCGTATTTTTGTTTTATCTTTGTAAGGAATTAAAAAAACGTTAATTAATTTAAATTTAAAGAATGGAACATTTAGAATTATTATCAAAGGTACTTCGTTACGCAGGGTTGAATCTTAACCCTCAAATTATCCAATTGGTATTGGATGAACCAACCTCAACATTGATTAAGAACATCGATGCTAAGTTAACTGCTAACCCAGACCCTAGTCTTTCTGAGATCGATGCTATTGTGTTAGAGATTCAAGAAGCTCAAGCAAAAGCAGCAGAAGCAGCAGCTAAGGACACAGAGGGGCCCAATCCGAAAAAGAAAGCTAAACTCGAATTAAAGTAAGGTGAAACCTATCTACAAATATCTAATAGCATTAGCACTGGGCGCGATACTCAGTGCTTCCGTTGTTACATGTAATAGAGAGGAACCCTCGGTTGTTGTAGAAACAGTAACTGAAATTAAGATAGATACCGTAGTGGACTCCACTAAGATAAAGTTCTTAGAGGAGGAATTAAAGAAAGCACAAGCAGAAGTAAAGACTGTAACAATAAAGGTACCTATCGTCGAAGATAACGGAGAGGTAGTAGACTCCGTTGATGTAATCACTCAAAAATATGTAGGCACGGAAGAATTAGACAACGGCACAATCAAATACGAAGCGTATGCGGATTCTCTCCACGCAATTAAGTTTGAGCTTACTACAAAAGATACGGTGATTACAAATACTACCACCATAACCAAAACTTTACCACCAAGGTCCAAGCTTTTCATTACGGGGGGTTTTGATGGGCCGAGTTTTACACCACAGGCTGCAAGTGTAGGGTTGATGTATAATGTCAAGCAGAAGTGGGGTGTGGGGATAGAAGTTAGGCAGGATTTCTCTGGACTACTTCCTCCCAAGGATAGAACAACACTCGGTGTGAAAGTTCATATAGGATTGTAAGAAAGCCCTTGCTAGTTGATTAGCAGGGGTTTTTGTTTATATTTTAAGTATCTTTGTAGAAGGAACACTATAATTAAATCTTATTACAATGATACGAAAAATATCTATCGGTCCAGATTATAAGGACGCGATGCACTACACATCAGGGCAACCTATTGGTCAATCAACTATTGACGTAATTAGAGAGGTTGCTCCAAAAGTCTACGAAATTTACATAAAGGACAGGGAAGGAGTTGTATTCAAATGGAAGGATGTTGTAAACATGCCTTGCACAGTAGAGTATGATCTTAAGGCATTTTCATAATGAGGAGTCCAGAGAGTTTTATAGTAACCCCTAAGTTTAAGAAATATAACTCAGGGAAGAAGTATGGCAATAAGGTCTTGGAAACAGTAGCCTCAATTGAGAACGCAAAGGATGTTTCGAAAGAAGCCATTGTTGTTGCAGTTCCCTTAAGCTACCATGGGGAGATCGAGGTTGGTGATGAATTAATCATCCACCACAATATATTTAGAGACTATTATGATCATGGAGGCAAAATGAAGCACTCTAGGGCGTATCTCTACGACGATCTATATACTGCGATACCAGAAGAGGTATTTCTTTATAAGAAGAGAGGAGAATGGGTCCCTAACTTGGACTTCTGTTTCGTTGAACCAATAGAAGAAGACAGTATATCTGTGATGGAGGGTAACTTCCTTCCTTATACAGGTAAAATTTACCTTTCAAACACACACAAGAGCAAATCAGTCATTGGTTTTACACCTGAATCCGAATATGAAGTTTGGATTGATGAAAAGCTATATTACCGAATGAGAGACAGAGATGTGTGTATTTATGATAGATTTTCAATATGAGTACATTAGGTCTTTCATCAGACATAGAATTAGCGGTAACTACCGTGCTACAAGGTCTTGAGCTTCCTGTTGAAATAGATGACACGGAGGATGACAAGATCAAGAGAGTTATGGACTCTAAGCGAGAGCACATAGAAAGGTTATATGGTGCTGGTACTGATTCTGTTGATACATTAAGGGAGGCTTTAAGAAAACCCATTGATTACGCTGCTATAGAACAAACCAAGATAGCAGAGGCTGTTAAGGCTAAGTCGACTATACTGGATTATATCCGTCAGATGGAAAGCGGGGTCCTTGAGCTCAAACTACAACTAGAGGCAGATAAGTTCAACCTTACAAGCCGAGAGTTTAAGTTAGGTTATCCAGAACGCTTCGCAAAAGGTGAGTTCTTTGATGCAGAGGGTTACCATACGACATGGCATAACGAAACAAAGGATGCTGTGATGATCTGCCCCCAAGGAACCAAGGGTGAAATCATTGAGATGGATGGCTTGAAGATACAACTCCCTAAGAAACCTACAGATAAAACAAAGATATTATACCACGACCTTCCCAAGAAAGAGCAATATTGGAGGAGGGAAGAAGAACCAGAAGGGTTGAATGTTGATAGTGAAGAAGCATTCTCAGAATACATTTACGAGCAATACCGTAAGCGTAGAGAGGGTGTATGGTTTATGAATAATGGAAAAGCCACTTATCTCACAGGAGAAGCATGGTTTGCATTACAGCACTGTAAGATGAAGGATAATGGTGGTTACATGGGGTTCAGAATGGCACAGCTTCATTTGTTCTACTTTGCCAAGGCTTGCTTGCTTGATCCAAGATGTCTGGGTCAGTTGTTTGTTAAGTCTCGTCGTACAGGCTACACGTACATTATCCTAACGATAATGCTTAACCACATCACCTCTACTCGAAACATCAACATGGGGCTTACTTCTCAGAATGACGATGATGCTAAGAAAGCATTTAAGAAGTTCACCTATATGTTTAGAAACTTACCTTTCTACTTCAAGCCTGTTGTGCGTGGAGCCATTGGTTCTGAGAAGGAATTAGAGTTTGCCCTACCCTCCGACAAGTCGAAGTCGGCAAAGCTTTCTCGTAAGAACAAGGGGAAGGACTATTTGAATTCATACATAGATTACCAAGCAACAAAGGATGGTTCTTATGATGGTCAGAAAATGTATATCTATCTTGGTGATGAGGCTGGTAAGTGGAAGAAACCCGCTAATTACGAAAACCACTGGGGTCGTATATCACCAACCTTTGATGAAGGTGGTGAGATTGTAGGCAAGGCTTTTATTGGCTCTACTGTTAATCCTATGAAACAAGGTGGTGAGGAATTCAAGAAATTGTACTACCAATCTATTATCCAAAAGAGGGACCCTATTACTGAAAGAACACCTTCGGGGCTCTACAGTTATTTCCTACCAGCCCATAAGAATATGACCAGTAGGACAGATAAATATGGGGTTTGTTGGGAATCAACGCCTCCCAAGGGAACTGTTAATCAGAAAGGAAAGCCTATTAAAACAGGTACTGTTGACTTCTTAGAGGCTAAGAGAAAGGCCAAAAAGAAGGAGTCTGCTATTGCTTATAATGAAGAATTACGAGCAAACCCTATGAATGTACTAGAGGCATTCAGGGATGAGGCAAAGAGTAACATCTTACCACTAGAGAAGATTACAGAGCAAATTGAGTACAATGAGGTATCGATTATCCTAGACCATTTTGTAACCAGAGGTAACTTTAAGTGGAAGGATGGTATTAAAGACTCAAAGGTAGAATGGTATCCAGACCCTAATGGTAGATTCCTAGTTTCATGGATTCCACCCGTCCATATGCAAAACAACAAAAGAAAAGACCACAAGGGTATATACCACCCTCTTAACTCTCACATCGGGTGTTTTGGTGCGGATACATACGATATCTCAGGGACAGTATCGGGTAAAGGATCAAAAGGAACCCTAAGTGGAGTTACTGGGTTCAACATGGGTGACGCTCCAAGTAATACCTTCTTTTTGGAATATATCAACAGAACCGAAATATCTGAGATATTCTTCGAGGACTTACTAATGGCTATGGTTTTCTACGGAATGCCTGTGCTGGCTGAGAACAACAAACCAAGATTCCTGTATCACTTGAAGAACAGAGGTTACAGAGGTTATGCACTGAACAGACCAGATAGGCCAATGGCTCGTTTGTCCAAGACAGAAAAAGAGATAGGGGGTATTCCTTCATCGTCTGCAGATGTAATTACAACACATGCCTCGATGATTGAAAATTTTATTGTTAACTTTGTAGGTGTTTATGACGAACCTGATGAGACCAAACGAGTTAGGGAATTTGGTAGCATGGGTAACATGTTTTTCCTAGAAACCTTAAAGGATTGGTTATCTTTTGATATAAGCGACAGAGAGAAGTCGGATGCAACAATTAGCTCAGGATACGCCCTTATGGGATTACACAGAGCTAAATTAATGCCAGTACCAGAGTTAAAACCCATAAATCTGGGAATGACTACATATACGCAAAGCGGTATGACAAGTAAAATAAAACAATAATATGGATAACGCCAAAGAACTATCTAAGAAACTACTATCCGCTAGGGGTTTCCCAAACCCTCTAGCTAAGAACAAAGACTCTGATGTCTTTGGGTTACAAGTAGGTAAGGCGATAGAGAACGAACATTTCAGAAGACATAGCAATAGTGACTGTCGATATTACGATAATCAACACAAGTACCACAGCTTGAGGTTATACGCCAGAGGTGAACAACCAGTTGGTAAGTATAAGAATGA